AGCTTCATTACGGGTAAGTTTCCTTACGTCCATCTTGGTGACTACCCTCTTTCTCCAGATGGAGAGAGTGCCTAGGGTAATACCCATGTTGGTAGCTCCACCGGGATCCTTGGGGTGGTCTACGTAACCACCTTCATCTTCCAGTACCCAGTTGATGCATTTGGTCTTGTTCTTGTACATAAGAATCCTCGGATTCAATGACAGCTCCGCTGTCTTTACTTTAGAACCACTCCGCAGAACCTGGAGATATCAGGGTTGGTGTTAGAGGAGCAAGATACGTTGTAAGTACCTCCAGTAGGAGTAGAGGTAAGGATTGCTGATTGAGATTCAAGGAAGTCTGATCCGTCTGATGCAGTAGATTGCTCAGGGCCACTGGAGCCAAACCCACTAAAGGTATTGGTGTGGGAAGAAGGACCAACGATTGTCCTGAAGCTTAGAAGCTTACCACCCTTGATAAGGTAGGGGGTAGCTGAGGGATTAGACAAAGCAGAGCTAGAGAATGTAGTAAAGCCACTGGTCTGGGTTAGGCCTGTAGCAGTCCAGCACAGTAAGTGGGCACAGTTCATTGATCCAGAGAAGGTTACCCCTACGTTCATCGTAGTACCAGTGGTAATTAGTTTGTAACACAGCCTGAATGGCAGAGTACCACCTTCAGATAGAATGGTAGTTGTATCAGATAGACTGTTGAAAGTAACACTGGAGATAGACCTTGAAGTAACTCCACGGTTTCCTACTACCAGTACAAAGCAGTACCTGTCTGACACAGCAGTGCCAATGGCTACGTTACTGAAGGTGTACGTAGTCAAGTCACTTGTACTAGTAAGGTCATCGGTATAACTAAGAACACAGGAAGACTGTTCTTCAACCACTTGGTTGATAATACCGCCCATTGTTCCGGGGAGCATCTTAGACAGCCATTCCTAGACCGGCGAAGACGAAAAACTCAGTAGAACTAGAACAATAAACGGTAAAGAAATCGATAGAGGCTGCTGCTGTAGAAAGAGTAGGGTTACTGCCCCCAGGAAATTTATACTGATTACCAAATGTAAGAGTTCTACCACCCACACCATCTTGGGTTACTTTGAGTGTACGCCACGTGCCAGCTTGGCCATTGGTAGGGTTATCGAGGGTTCTGTTTCCTGCGAGGGTGACTGTGAAGTTGATTCCTGTGTCCCAGTCGACGGCAATGTTTGCCCCATCTGAGAGCAGGACTGGTGCAGAAGCTGACTCAATGAGGTCACTTGTGACAACACCGTTAGACGCTGCTGCTCTAACGTTTGCGTCTGTAGCTTTTGAGTACGTAGCAACTGCTGTAAGTCCGAGAGTCGTTCTCTGAGCTGAATTATCTGCGTCATCAAGAATGTTGCGTCCTGCAGCGGTAATCGTTCCTTCGACAAATGTGTCAACTCCTGTGGTGTAGAGATACCTGTCTGCAGTAGTGCCTAGGGTAGCAATGCTTAGAAGAGCTGCATCGTAGGCTTGTACGTTAGTGCCGATAGCAAGACCAAGATTGGTGCGTGCTGTGGCTACGTTAGAAACGTCACTGAGGTTATTAGCTGCCAGAAGGTCGCCTGTGCCACCCCCTGAAGTACCTTGGGCTCCACGGATGTCTACTGCTGAGCCAATTGAGACAACAAGGCCTGAGGGACCTACGTAGTTGCCTGTAGCTGGCTTGGCACCAGTACCACCAGTCCAGTCCACTACCTGGAGAACTCGACGAGAACCGTCAGAGACTACAGCTAGAATAGGGGACCAGCCATCCTCGCCATCAGTGCCATTGGCTCCTTGGAGGCCACCAGCAGCTACCGAATCAACATAGTCCTTGGTAGCAGCATCAGCAGCATTGGTTGGAGTAGCAAGGTTGACGATCTTGTTGCTGTTCATATCGATGACGGCATCCATGGAGTTAGGAGATGTTCCGTCACGACTCAGGGTATTCTCCAAGGCAGTCTCTACCTTGGCGTTATTGGCGTTGATCGTACCTACGGCACTGGCTTCATTTTCCAGATTAGCCAGGTCGTCAAGAACTAGCTTGGCCATTATGCAGTCCTCGTGAATTCGAGAGTTAGGGAAAGCTTTACAGTGTTAGCAGAAGCACCATCTGTAGTGACTCGCATAGACTGGTTTGCCGTAAAGGTATTGTTAGAAGTAGGAGTAAAGGTATCGATATCTCCTGCAGCACTTCCGCTGAAAGCGACTGTCATACCCGTGCCCATGGAAGAGCCTGCGTTATTGTGGAAGGTTACAATGGAGTCTGCTGTAGCAAGAGCTCCATGCAGAACCGCAGTACCCTTGACAAAGGTGCAGTTAACGGGGATGGCAATGTACACTGAGGACGCTGTAGAAACGTCATCTAGAGTACAGGTAAGAAAGAAGTTGTTTACAGAAAAGACGGAGGCGGTATCGATATTGCTGGTAGTAACTTTCTGCCAACTACCGCTACCACCTCCATCCGCTGCGTAAATAGTGCCAGCACTCGCTGCTGCCACGCCTTTGGGCTCGTGAAGGTCAGCTCCTGTTAAGTCTCTATGTGCTGGCACCGTAGTCTCCTTATGAGGTCTTTACTAGCCCGTGGGCCTCTAGAACGAGAAGGATCGCATTGACCTTCCCGCCTAGGGCATTAAGGGCAGCTTCTGCTTCAGTGTCACTGAACGACGCGTTCAATGCGTGGGCAACCGAAGCATCAGTAATGTGAGCCTGGGCTTCACCAATCAGTGGGTTATTGTCACTGTCGGCTAGCTTGGCTACTGACTTGGTGATGCTCATTTACAAGCACTCCTTAGAAGTAGTACTTGATGATGAGACGGCCCTTGCCTGCAGTCCATGCATTGGTGCTGACCAGCATGGTAATAAGGCAAGGAGTGTTGTTAGTAAGGCGAGTGCCGATAAGAGCGCCATCGCACGTTACCGTTTCGTTAGCCGCGTCCATTGAGGTCTTGGGTACGGCAGCGTCGATACCGTCAAAATCGTATTCAGTGGTACGGTCCGAATCTACCAGACCGATATCAACTGGTGAGACACCACCTGAAGTGAACGGAACTTCCGTAATGAGCTGTGCGCTCAGAAGGAAGCAAGTCTTTGGGATCACCAGAGTGTCCGAAAGAATCGTTCGGGTCGTGCCGTTAATGTCATTCCAGTTGAAGATGGCTTCGATAACGTGAGTGTTACCTTCCATCCACTGATACTCACCAATGGTCTTTGCCTTTCCAGCATCATCGCTGTACTTGATGAAAAGACCGTCATTGTTCAACCATGTACCCATAGTCTTATCTCCTTTCCTTGGTTATTAGACAACGTTGGTGTCAGAGATAACGACAACGAGGTTTTCTGGGCGGAAGAGCTTAAAGCCGTAACGACAAGTCGTAACGTACTCTTCACGCTGGTAGTCCTTGTTGTAGTCCGAATCTACCTTAGGAGCCTGACGAACATTGCCTACGAAGGGTAGTACGTCAGAAGCCGCAGAGAAGAACAGGTTGGCTACACCAACAGTCGTTGAGCGACCATTGACAGTTTCTGCACCGATCTGCTTAAGGTAGTTTGAGGTATATACGTCGAAGCCATAGATGTTCTTTACGAACTTCATGCCGGTAGCAATACCTTCGGCTACGATGCCTTCCCAACGTGGGTTGTTGCTGACGTTAACAAGGTTGGTAAGAGTATTCATAGTGTACTCTACCGAAGGGTCAACGATAGCAATTAGGTTAGTATCGGGCACGTTTGCCTTCTTGAGGCTGTAGCGTGCACGAGCAAAGTCCTCTACAGACATTGCCTCGGCTGGGCCGGAAGCAACCCAACGGTGATCTGCGCCGTTGATCTGGTTGAGGTTAGATGCAGTCTGACCATCAGGGCCAATGGCCAGGATGTCATTTTCCATCGCGACAGCAAGGGCACGGCCCTGCTTGGGGACGAAGCTGGATACCAGACGGCTCATGTAGAAGCTGTCCTGCTTCATCTTCTCGGTAATAAAAGTAGCTGAACTCTTATACTTGTTGATTGAGAAGGTGAAGTTACCAGTGTCCATTGCAGTGTAGCGTACTGCCTGGCCTTCGGCATAGTCAATGACTTCTGCCTGACCGATGGATGGGATGTTAATCGTGTCACCGTCTGGGAAGTCCGTGATCATATCCACGTACTTCATGCCCATCAGGTCGTCCTCTAGTACTTCCTTTAGCTGGGTAGACCAGAGGTTCGAACGAATCAAGTGTTCGTTCGTAGCTGTTGAAAAGCCTGCCATAGTTTTTATTCCTTATGAATAGAATTTTTCACCTAGTTCTTTGGCAGCCCTGAACATTTCATTCTGTACCTCAGGAGTGAAGTACTTACGGGGATTCTCCCTGCGGAGAGTCTCGTACTGAGCGAATGTCTTTACACCCGCGTTATTGGAGGACGGTAGGGCTCCAGAGTTGACCTGATTGCGTGGTGGAGTAAACACAGTCTCTTGGGTACCTTGGGGAGCGTCGGTAAGACCGATCAGCTTCTTGAAGGCCGTAGGACTGGTTCGTGCCACGTTATCCACGAAGTCCCGGGACAGGCCCAGTTCCTCGGTTCGACGCAACAGTTCGTTGGAAGCCTTGTCTCCAAATGCAGCCCGAAGGATCTTCTTTGATTCCTCCAGGTTATGCTGGGCTTGGCGCTGCCGTTCACGTTGTTCCAGAATTTGTTCTACTTTTTCTGGGGTGAGTGCTTCTCTATTACCCTCTTCTCTGGCTGGAGCCTGTGAGCTCTCAGCTTCGACAGCAGGGCGTGCTTGGGCTGACTCGGTTAGCTTGGTCATTAATTCCTCTAGTCGTAGCCTTTGGTTTAAGTCACTCCGTAGTTCACTTAGTTCTCGCTTGAGATGATCGATGTAGGCGTCTGCCTCAGCCTTTCCTTTGGCAAGGTCCTTAGTAGACTTGAACTTCTTGTTCTCCCCTACTAGCTCTTGCTCCCAGTCCTTGCTTTCATCGATCTTTGGCTCTTCTGCTGGTTGGGTCTCTTGAGAGAAGATACCGTCTTCTTGGGTCATTTGTTAATCCTTTTTAAACTCCAGGAGGGTCTTGAAGTACTTGAGAATAGAACGCTGTCCGTTCCTAAAAGCTTGCTTGTGGGACCAGTTAGGATCGCTGAAGTCTTCTTCAGTAATGTCCTTGCCCGCAAGTTCTATTTCTTTCTGCATGATCACTTCCAGCAGTCTTTCCTGCATAGTGACCGAAGCAAGAAGAATCTTTTTGACTTCCTCTCTCTTTTCGGGAGAAAGTCCTTTAAGCCATACTGTGTGCATTACATTAGCTCTTCTGGCATTTCATCCATATCCTCAGCATCATCGGGGCTGAGGTTGGAGGGTTGATCAATTTCCATCATAGCCTGCTCTTCCTGAGCTCTCATGAGACGCTGCTGTTCCTGCTGTTCGGTAAGGGCTACATAGGGGGCTACAATCTTGTAGTCTTCTACGTCCAACATCTCTTCTGTCACCTGAGCCATCTTGAGGCCAGAGAAGTGTACACGTACCCCTGGATCTTGTCCCACAGGGCTGGAGAAGAAGTTGTTCATGTTCTGAACGAACTCAGCCTTCTCTGCAAAGTGGCGAGCAGCCAACGGACGAATACGACCAGAGCCAGTCAGATCTTCTGCGGTAACACTCAAGAACAGGGTCACGTTGTAGTCACGATTGAAGGTACGTACCTGAGTCGGGTCCACCTTCCTGCGAGCTAGTTCCAGCATAGCATTGAGCATAGGCTCGAGAATCTGCTCTTCAAACTGTTGGATCTTGCTCTGGAAGATACGGGAGTATGCGTTCTCGGTACGCTGAACTTCATAGGCTGTCTTCTCGCCCGGAGTACGGAAACCCATAGCTTCACGAGGAGCTCCAGCCATTTCTTCCATCTTTAGTTCGATACGGTCGATCTCCATATTAGCCTGAAGGATTGACACATCAGGCCCCATGAGCTCTACGTCACCATCATCGCCTACGTAGATCTTTTCGAAGGGACCCCAGGTAAAGTCCTCTACAAGGCCCTTGATCTTGATGGGAGGGAAGGCTGTAAGATCGAAGATATCTGCCTTCAGGTTTTCGATGTGGTCGATTCGGTATTGCATTCCGACGAGATTGTCCAATGGCCCCATGGCCCAAAGGTTATCTTGACGGACTCGCCATCCTGCGTGAAAGATGGGAGCATTTCCGAAATAGCTTGGGTTGGGTTGGATAGAAATGACTTTATGTCGATCTGCAATGGTAATGATGTGGTTAGAGTAGAGTTTATCGTTTTCGACATCGTACATGTCTCCATAAAATGAGAGAAGTTCTACATAATCGCTTTCAAGGTAGTGCCGGTAGCTGTCAAAGCCGTCTACACGGAGATATCCGTCCTTTTCGTGGAGGTCTCCACCGTATTGATGAGAGTTTTGCCGGGAATTCTTTAGATAATTGAATAGATCATTAAGAACTTCCTTGTTTTCTTCCGAAGACAAGGACTCCATGTAGTGTTTTAGATCACCAATCGTCATAATCGTCTTGACAATCTTGGGACTCTTCCAAACACTCTCTGCTGTAGGGTTAAAAAGAATATCCAAGGGGCTAATACGCATAGGTACTGGGCCTACATAGCCAGTTTGGGTGCTACCCTTCTCCTGCTCTACACGGTCATCTTGCCAAGACACGGTAGCAAAGATATTCCCGTAGTCCAGGTAGTCGTAAATCATCTTGGAGACTTCCTGCTTGAACTCAGGACGGTCAATAACATACGACATATACTCTTCAATGGCTTTCTTCTTCTCTAGGGCGTTATCGTCAGGATTGTCTGCGTGCCAGAAGAGCCACTTGCGCTTGGGGAAAAGGGCAGCCATGTAGTTAGCGTGAAGATTGTCCCGAATCTGACACAGCTTTGGTACCGTAGTCGTGTTCTTCCATGGAAGGGAAGAATTAGTGGTAGTACGGGTATCCGTAGCGTAGACGTATCGACGAACCTCGTCCCAGTCACGTACCTTGGTCTGACGAGCCATGTTCCACGACATCCACTTTTCGGCAATCTTAACACCCATGAGATCGGGCTTAAGCAAGCCTTCTACGTTAAGTACGCGTCCGTGTTTCTTCACCTAGTAAGTCCTTATGCTATACCGCCGAAGCGCCTGTTGGAGTTGGCTTGTCGGAACATGTTGACTACGTTGCCCGAGGAACTGCTTAGGGTTGGGGGAACCATGATGTCTACACAAGCTGCCAGAGCGTCCTTTACGTCATCGTGAGGAGGGTTGTTGGATACCAGTTCCTCTTCCAGTACCTGGCAGTTGCCACCCATGTAGTGCCACATCTGCCGGTTCTGGTACTTGGGGTGCAGCATAGCTTCGATACGCTCCTGCTTGCTTCCCATGTGCCTGTGAGGGCGGTACTCATCAATGCTGAGGGCCAGACCGTGGTGACGAATGTAGTTGTCCTTTAGCTCCTTGACGATCACTTCCTGAGCTACGTTTACCTCACACCTTAGTTTTCTAAAGTCCCACTTTTGATGGAGACGAAGAACACGTCGAAAGTATTCGGCAATCTCATTGGTTTTGAATCTTTCAATGTCAAGGATATAGATGTTACGGTTTGTATCCATTCCACACACAATGATACTTGTATAGTCGGACTTTTTAGCGAGAGAGTATGCAAAGTCCACGGCTGCAAAGACATTGAGTTTCAACCCCCCGTAGAACCACTTGCCTTCAAAACGCTTTACCTTAGCTGGGTCGTAATACTGGAAGTAGTCTCGGTTGATTGCAGCATTGTCAGGATCGTTAGGATCGTTGTAGTACTGGGCTCGGAACTGGGTCTTGTCGATGTATTGGGCGCGCTTCTTGGCCAGGATCTTGTCGTCGAAGCCAAACCACTTGCCATCGTAGCGTTGCTGGCGTGGCCATAGGAATTCTCCAGTACCGTCTCCTCGCGACTCTACCTTTTTCTCGAATTTCTCGTACAGGGTTACCTGGTCTACGATCTCTCCGTTCTCGTCGTATACATCGATCTGCATACCCATAAGGTCTGAGTAAAGATCCTTGGGATGGTACCTGGTGCCTACTACCCATTCCAGGGCATCAGTACCTTCGATAGAAGACAAAAGAGAATACTGTGAGCGGACCTTTTCTCGGCCTTCTTCTGTGTAGGCATTCTCATATACCACTACGTCATCAAGGACAGCAACATCGCAGTGCATACCAGTGAGAGAGGTAGTAAGGCCTCCAGTGAAGATGGTGGGGTCACGGACTGATTCTTGCTTTCGCTTAGGATGATCAACAGCAATTTCAGTCTCCGTCCATTTCTCTCTCTTGGACTCTTCCAGATTTACCATGTCTGGCCAGTAAAAGCGGTAGTTGTCTGAAGTCAGAATGTCCTTAATAAACTTGAGCTGCTTGATGGCCAGGTTGGCTGTAGAGGAGATATAAAGAACCCTGAGGGCTGGGTTACGGGTTACCATCCACGCTACCCGGTAAGCTACCAGAGCAGACTTCATATGGTCTCGTGGGAGTAGGACTAGCTGGTGAGAACTAGAGTCACTACGAGTCCACCAGTTGATAAGCTCAAGGTGGACACCTCCAAGAACCCTGTGGGGGTGTACCAAGGATATGAATGAGGCAAGGTCAGCCTCAGCCCTTTCCTTGATTTCTTGTTTAGTAGCCACTAGTCCCTCGTGCTTCTAGTTGTAAACGCACTTCTTTAAGTTCTTCGGTAAGTAGGTCAATTTTCTTTCTAAAGATACCCGCTAAACAGTCTACCTTACCCTTTGCAGTATCACATTCACAGTACTTCTTGTAGTACTCTTTTAGTTGCTCTGCAGCGTCGATAAAGTGGTCAGTAGCGTTAGGTAGAGCCATTGTCTTTTACACTTTTGTTATAAAGGAGCCTGGTTAGTTCTCTAACTTCTTTTGTAAGTTCTCCAAGGGCCACCACCAACTTATTCTCTACCTTTTCCAAGTGGGTAATCGATGC